TCTTAAACGAGTTTCTCCACCTCCACCTAATGTGGAAAGTTGTTGTTGAATACGAGAAAGGAAAGTGCTGTAATGTTTTTGTAAATCTTCAAGTGTTGCGAACTTTTGGTCTAATGGAGTTAGAGGATCATTTTGCATTTTTTTATTAGAAGGTTCAGACAAAAGACCCAAAGATTTTTCAATCAATGTCTGTTCTTTTTTGGGTTCTTCTTGTACTTCTTGAACTTCTTCTTCCTTTTCTAATTCCTCTTGTATTTCTGTTTGTATCTCTACAACTTGTTCTTTAATTTGTTTATAATCTTTTGCTAAAGGCTTTACAAAATCCTCCAGAAAAGAGTTGCCAATTATTTCTTGAAACTCATCTTTGGTTTCTTTTTTGGCAACTTTTACTGTTGTGAAAAAATTTTCTAAAGAATCTCCAATAAGAGACTTAGTTTCTTCTTCCTTTTCTTTTTTAGCAGTCTTTATGGTCTTAAAAAATTCAATTAACTCGTTGTTAATTTCATCCACTTATTACTCCTGATCAAAAGTTTGACCAAACATATCTTGAGCAACATGAGGTTTCAAGTCATCAATAATTTGTGAGGACTTTGAAAATAAAATTTGTTTAATTTTATCTGACACTTCTTCTGGTGAACCATCAGTAAGTACCATATCCATTAATTCAGCAGTAGATTCCATAAAAAATAAGTAGTTTAATTGTATTTATATCTCAGCTCCCTTGACATTTATTGAAGTTGCTTTATCTGCTCCAGTAATTTGAGGTTCTTTTGGGTTAGCTCCAATAGTTTGATTACCTGCTGCCATTGGATCTAAAGGCATTCCATCTGGACCAACTGGGGGCATTAATTTTGGATCCATATATAATCCATCTTCAATTTCCTGCTTCATTAGATTATCTTCATCAAAGATTTCTTGATCAGTTTGCCTTAAGATTTTTCTCCTTACATAATCTCTAGAGTAGTAAGTTCCAATATAAGGTTGAATTGCAACCATAAGATTAAGTCTTTCATTCATTAACTCAGTATCTTTTAATTCTGAGAAATGTCCATCATAGAGATAATCATATTGAATATGATCACTCATTTTATCCCAATCTTCTGGGGTTACAATATTTTTTAGGATTAACTGAGTTTTAAGCATATCATGAAAGATATTGCTAAATCTCTTTCTTAGTCTTCCTACAAACTTACCAAACATCAATTCATCTCTAAGAATTTCAGATGATCTTCCTAGATTAAACCCACCATCAGATGCAGTTCTAGATTCTGGAACATTCAGTGCTCTGAATAGTTTTTTCTGGAAATAATGAACATCAGTCAGTTCTCCTAGATTTTGACCACCAGGAAGTGTAGTGATTTCAGTCCCTCTGCCACCTTCTCTACGAGGCAACCAGAAGTCTTCCATCATACTCATAAACTTCTTATCATCTCTCATCTCACCAGTGCTTGCATCATACACTAGTTTATTTCTATAGCGATTCATAACATCCCTAAGGTATTGCTCTGCCTTTACCTTAGGTAGGTTGCCAACATCAATGTAAAAGATTCTTCTTTCTGGTGCTCTAGAAATTCTGTATATAACAAGAGCATCTTCAATCATCCTTAATTGATTGAGTGCTTTAATTGCTTTATGTAGATATGAAAGAGTAAGTTGTCTGTTTCTATCTACAAGACCAGATGTTACAAAGGTAACTGCATCCTTTGCAATTGGAATTCCTTTATTTGCTGCAGCAGTTTTTTGAATAGTTCCTAGAGGAAAATATAGAAAATATTCTTCTATTTCTGGCTCATTGAAATCAGAAGCTTCTTGTTTGTTGTTATAAACTGAAGCATAATTATCAGATCTTTTCTTTTCCTTTCTGATAAATTTAGTTTTCAAAGCATCCATAAATCTAATATCTTGGATACCTTCTTCTGGTTTTTTTAAATCTATAACTTTATGATATAAAATTCTTCCATCTATGTACCAATTCTTAAAGATCTCATGGGATTTTTTATCAAAATCCATGAGATCTTTAATGTATTTAAATTCTTCTCTAATAATTTTCTTTAATCCATCACTAGCATTTAGATTGCTTAGTTCAATTTCAACTGGAGAATCATTAAGATCGCTTACAATAGCTTCATTGACGACATTTTCAATAGCACTATCACATTCAGGATGAAGTGCCATCTCTCTATATCTTTTCACTAAATCATATTCATTTCTATAAACGCCTTCAATATCTACATATTGACCATAAAAACCACTAGTTAAATAATAATCAACCCCGTCCTCATTATTATCTGCGACGGGGGAGATAGCTTCCTTTGGTAATTTATTGTCGTCTTCAAGTGAAAACCCAAAAAGTCTTGCCATTGTATAATTTTAAACTGTAATAGTATTTAGACTATGCTGGAGTTAGCTAATCCTGCAGCATCATTAGCTTCCCACCATTGAACTTGAAGATCTACAGTAAATTCTTCAATTTCATTTTCATTGTTGTATGATAAATCAATAGCAGAAACACTGGTTGGGAATACACTATGAACTGTGTACTTTCTCAAAACTTGAATTTCAGTGGCATTCTGTTCTCCTCTGGTTGCTAATGCACCTACAGGACCTCTTGAGAGTTGGGAAACACTCATGTCTGTCATGTAATCAGCAGGAGCGATAGTTCCAGACCCATCAGATACTTTAGTGATGTAATTCATCCATCTTTCAAAAAAGCTTCTCCATTTGAAATCAGTGTCATTAATGACTGTGATTGTCCAAACATCAAAGGTTCTGTCTCCAGCAATCTTAAGAGTTCTACCTCTAAAAGGAACTGGAATTTCAGCAATAGTTGATGCAGGCATACTAGCTGCCTTGATCATCATTAGATCTCCCTGATCAAATGAAATTCCAATTTCTTGGAAAAATCTTCCACTGGGAACACCACCACTTGCTCCAGAATTACTACTGTCAAAAGTAACTTCAAATAAGTTGCTGCGTGCACCACCACCCTTTAATTTTGTTTTAAAGGCATCAATAGTTCTGTCTTGAAATCTAGCCATGTTAGTTTCTCCTATTTAAATTAAACTGTACCTACAACTGTCTCAAATGAAACCCCAGTTCTGGTGGCAACAAATGTAAGACCAATAAAGTTAATTGATCTTGCAGGTTTCACATAAATGTCAGCAATAAATTCATTTCTATCAATTACATCTGGAGTGTTGTTTGATTCATCACAAATTAATAAGTAATCACTAATTCCTCTCTTAACTTGTACATCTCTTAAGTATGGTTCAACAATGTTAATGAAGTTTGCTCTTGTGGTTGCATCATTAAATTCAAATAATTGATCATCTGCAGCAGATGCAACTGCTTGCTCAATAGCAATAAAGAGTTTTCTAACATTAATTCTATCAAATGCAGATTGATAAGATAGTGCAGTTTTATCTCCAAATAGGATAATTCCAGACCCTGGAGAAGAAATAATGGGATTAATTCTTTGAGCATATAGCTCATCTCTATCAGATTGTCCTGGGTTGTATGCTAATTTAATTGTGAATTTCAGAGAACCTCTAGTTTTTCCTGCTGGTGAATACCAAGGGAATTGATTAATATCAGTTCTGACACAGACTCCTGCAATGTCTGATGAACATGGGATGTAAACAAACTGCTGATTAAACCTATCATAAACATATTGATATCCACTATCAAACACTGCATATGATGAAGATGTTAATGGACTAAAGAATGAAAGAACATTGTCAAGTTGTGTAGATTGTGGAGTAACATTTACAACAGTATCCCTAGATGGAGAAATAAATGCAATACAATCTTTTCTAGATTCTGCAATACTAATAAGTTTGTTAGCTTTAGCTTGCTCCTCTTGCTTACTTAAAGAAGCTCCACCTTGTAGTAAATAAGTAATATCTACTTCAGCATCATTAGCAAATCTATCATATGCAGTAGTAAGATCTGATAGTGATACAGAGAATCCTCCTTCTGCTCCATTATAATCTTTACCATTACTTAAAATGAATGAAGCATTACCAATTGAATTAAATGTAGTATTTTCTGATTCTACTCCCCAATATCCTGCAGTTTCTGATTGTACAGTAAATGCAGATGAGAATTTAACTGCAACTGGATCTATGCCCCAGTAAGAATCTGTAGCATTTCCAAGAGATTTGCCTGCAAAAATGTATCTAGAATTTAATCCAATATAATCTCTATAATAGATTTTAGTTGATGGAGAAATTGTAGCATCTGTAGCTTTTGATAGGTTTACAAACTTTTCAAGAATAGTTTGAGATGTTCCTGAAATGTTTCCTGACTTTTTACTATCAATAACAACAATATGCATTGCATCATTAGAACCACCTCTTTCTGTCACATAAGCATTAGTGGTTGGTTTTGGAGCAATACTCTTCCATGGAATAGTTGCAGAATCACCTTTTGCAATGTCTAAGATATTTTGACTATTATACCAATCATTAACATTAGATGGAGTTGCTGCTGTTGCTGTGGTCCCAGAATTATTAACTATATTTAATGATGTTGCTGCGAATGAATAAGAACTGTTTTCTGTGTAGTTTTGGGTAGTCTCTACACCACCAACAACTTTAGAAACTACTCTAACATAAAGTTCTGAAGATCCCACTCCAGTAATAATTCCCTTTAAGAACCCAGATGCTACTGAAGTTGTTCCAACACCAGCAATAGTTCCAGTTAATGCTTGAGTAACCCCATAACCAACACTGACTCCAGTAGTATTGATTCCAGAAAGAGTTTGGTCTGCAAGGTAGTCAATGAAACAAACTTTTAACTCTTCTGCCCAATATCCAGGTTCTCTTGCTGCCCAATAGAATGAGGTTGAATTTTCATAAGATGCTTTATAAACATCATAATTTTCAATTTTAAGTGCAGTAGATCCTACTCCAACCCCAGCATTAGCATTTTTGAGATTAGTTCCATTACATCTTACTACTTTTAAACTTCCTCCATATGAAAGGAAGTTTGATGCTGAATACCAATGCTCATAATGATAATCATTGTTAGATGGAGTTCCAAAAACTCTTTTTAATTCATCTTCATTTCTAATAGTAATAATTTGATTAACAGGTCCTTTAGCGAAAGGCGCTGCAATTCCTGCAGATATTAAAGTGGTATTTTGAATACCACCTCTAGTTAGATCTACTTCTCTTACGCTAATCCCTGGAGATGATAAGCTTAAAGCCATGTTGACTCCTCTAATGCTTCAGTTTTGCTCTAAAAGTATTTATAAATTTCCAAGTTTACCCGTAGTCCCACATATATGCCATATCTCCATACTCATCTGTATGCCAAACATCACCTTCAGCATCTACTTCTACTGCAGTTCTCTCTGTCCCATCAACAATAAATCCAAATGGAGACATATCTTGTTCTATTTGATTCTTTTGTTCTTCATATAGTCTTTTCCTTACATCTTGCTCAGTAAGTTCTTTAAAATAATCTTGAGCAACTAACCAAGCATAGATCACCAAGCACATAGCAAGGTCATCATTACAACCTTCTTCTGCTTCAAATGAATTATGTTTTTGTATAAAAGTTGTTAGTTCACTAATAATTTCATAATCATTGAATATAAGTTTATCCTCCTCAATCATTGTCTTTAAGTTAAGACATCCAATCTTTTTAACTGTCTTAGACATCTTAAGTCCAAGTTGAGTTTTCTTTCCAGAAAAACCTTGTCCAACAATTTGTCCAGCTCTACCTCTCATAGAACACATAAGAAGGTTTTGATACTCTAAATCATATTGAATGATTGCTGCTACTTGATCTCCAACATCATTCACCTCACATAAAATAAATGGATTATTATATGCCTTTGCAACCTCATGAATAATGTTTGGGAAAATCATAGGTTTAATTTCATTATTCCTATATTTTGCTACTATAACATGTGGAAACTCAGTTATGTCATACACTACAAAAGCAGAATAGTCTCCACCAACTCCTCTTGCAACATCAACAGTAATTAGATAATCATGCCCTTCTTTATATTCTAGATAAACATCTAATCCTTTATTTCTTTTTATTGGATCATCATATACTAGACTTTTTAATTTACTTGGAGCAATTAAAGTATCTACTGATCCTAAAAATTCACATTCAAATTCTACTTTAAATTGTTGTTCACTAGTGTTTGCAATAGTTTGCTTTTTCCATTCAGAATCTCTTCCTGGAACTTCTGACCAATGAACTTCTGTTGCTACATATTGATTTTTACCTCTTTCTGCATCATGCCAATATCTATAAAAATGATTCATCCCATGAGGGGTTGAAACCATAATTACTTTAGTTTTTGTACCAGACGAGATAGTAGGATAAACAGAAGCAAAGAATTGGTCTGCAATATGGTTTGGAATAAATGCGAACTCATCAAGGAATATAATATTATAAGATCCACCACGAACAGCAGATGCAGAAGTAGAAGCAGCTAATATTTTTGATCCATTTTCCAATTCCATGGAACCTTTGTTCCAGGCTAAAATGCCCTGCTGTAACCATTTGGGTAAATTTTCATATGCAGTTTGCAATCTATTAAGCAAATCCCTTGCAGTTGATGCTTTGTTGGCAAGAATTGCAATATTTGTATTGTCATTAAAAATTGCATAATGCAAAAGATAAGAAACAACAGTTGTAGACTTACCTGTTTGACGAGGCATCTTACAAATGTTGAATCTATGTTCATGGAAGTTTTTAATTAACTTCTCTTGAAAGATATAAGGTTTGAATAGTTGAAGACCATAATCTAGTGTTACAATTTGAACATAATTTTTTGCAAAATATACTGGATCATTTTTACATTTAATAAATTCTTTGATTTGTTCTTCAGTAAATTCAATTGAGGTATTTGCCTTTTTTAAAAGGGGATTCCCCAAATAGATATCTTGATTACTCATAAATTATTAACACTTCCACTTTCTAAGTGCTAATGCCTTTCTTGTTGGACGTCCTTTTTCATCTTTCATAGGACCTTTCATTCCACCCATGCGAGCACAGAAAGATCTTTTACGAGGACCACCTTCTGGTTGTGGTGCTTTTAAATCACTACCAGGATTTTCTCGTTCATATGATTTTCTTCCTTTCTCATTTAATCCACCTTCTTTATTTTTACCTTCTTTTCTTTGCCATGCAGCAACTTCTGTGATGAAGTCACTATAAGATATACCCTCTCCCAACTCTCCTAATGCCTTTGCTTTACGAACTTTCTTTGCTTTTAAATTACCACCTGGATAGTTTCTTTCATCATTACCATCAAAGTCAGGATCTACATTAGCACGATGCCTTGCTGCTCTTTCTGGAGATGCTGATGGATTGTGAATACCTGCTCTGCGTCCTGGTGAAATTTTTTCTGAGGCTCTTTTTTGACTTCTGTTAACTTTACTGCGTTGTGCTTTAAAGTCTTTCATATTCATGCCTTCAGAAACCTCCTCATCACTTGACATATATTCTGCTGCAGTATCAATAAAGTCTGCTGCTCTGGTAATTTTGGATTGTACCCAAGCAGGAATTTGTTGATCTTTCTTTTTAATGTGGTTTCTTAAAATATTAACTGCTCTTTCAATTTGATCAAACTCAACTCTTGCCATGTATCCTTCGTCATCCTTCTTCTTACCACTTGCAATTTCTTTGTGATCTTCATGAATCTTTGATTCATTTGCTGGATTAATTTTAGCAATAGTATATTTGTCCCACATAGAAGGACCCCATGAACACTCTTCCCTATTCTCATTCTTTTTGCAGAGGAGACAATATTTTGTGTCTTTTTCGTATTGATCTTCTGAAGTAGTTTCTTCTTTCATGGGTTTCTTTTTTTCTACTTTCTTAAGTTTAGTATAGTAATCTGGAAGTTCATCTACATGCTGCAACGCAGTAATTTTTGCACCACTCTTACTAGTAGTGTGCTCTCCTTCAACTTTAGTTCCCATTTTTACTTGCCTAATAATTGCATCTAAAGGAACTTTATGTTTTTTAGCAATTTCCTCTGGAGACCTGTATGGTTTTGTAGGACCTTTTGGATCTTTCATATTAGGTATTATTCTTCTTTATTATTTAGAAGTCCTTGCTTTATAATCTTAGATAGTTCTGCAGTAGATCCAACAAACAAAGAATTGTTGACTGTAGTAGGTCCTTTTTGTGGGGAATCCAAATCCTTCATTTTTTTCTGAAGGTCCATCAATTTATCATTAACATCTCCAACAGATTTGATAAGTTGTCCAGCAACTTCATATGCTCTTGGATGATTTGATTGTTGAGCAAGCTCTAAAATGCCATCAATTGCTTCTTGACCTTTACTTATTAAACTATAAAGATTTGCTCTAGTATACTCATAATCTTTTTGTGGATCATCTGGAACTTCTTGTTTTTTTATCTCACAAGGTTCAACAGAAACAATTTTTGTTTCTATATTTAATGATTCTTCTATTTCACTAAAATTTTCAGTCATAAATTAGGGCTCCACATCAATTCCTTGAGATGTACTAAATGTTTTAAAGTCTTGGAATTCTTCTTTAGTTTCATTAAATCCAAAATCATCTCCAAATGGAATTAATCCATCATCAGTAGAATCTATAATTCCATCATCATTATAATCTTCTAATGCTTTTGGAGTAGCAACATATCTAACTTCTCTCTTGGCATTTTTAAGTGCATCAGTAGCATAATCAACTTGGACTTTTTTAATAAGTCCTTGATCATCTTTAGGAATTTCATTGAATAGATATGTTTTTGCAGTAAAGCTTAATGTGTAATTTATAATTCTTCTAGTTGTATAATCATTTTCATAATCATCTCTAAAACCAATTCTATTCAATACTATTGGGATATCTCTTTTCTCATTAATCTCAGGAATCATATTAACTGTCACATTGAAAGATGGTTGAAAATATGGCAATATTTGCTCTATTATTTGCAAAACATCATCTTGAATTTTTGAAATAATGTTTAACTCAAACCCAATATTGTATGGAACTGGCATAAAAACCTTTCTCATTTCAGATCCTTCTGTGGATAATGAGGTTCTAAATGATTGTATTGCAGCAGACTTTCTAGTAGAATCATAATCTATAGATACCATTTCAAATGACATTCTTGGTAATGTAGTAGCTACTTTTCTATCTCCAGAAGGATTTTGTTCCAATCTAGCTAGAAACTTTTGAATTGGTCCATATGCTAATGGAACTTTCATTGCAGAAACAGGATTGCCAGCGTCATCATTATGCCTCACTTGAATATTATTAAAGAGAGTTCCAAATGCAACAACTGTTTTGCTGATTGAGTTATGATAAAAATAATTACCAAGCATTTTAAAAATTCCTAACTATGTGTATTTAATGATTTATTTTTTATAATATAAAGTTTGCTGTCTTGGCCAAACTTGTCCAGAGACACTTCTACTTTTAAAAGTTGGTCTTGGTTGAAGAACTCCAGAATCAGTTCTGTCTTTTTGAAAAAATATAAACTGGTTATCAGATCCTTGAAGTGAAGTGTTGTCAGTGTATGCTGCAGTAATGGTAATAGTTCCAGACATAGTAGAATGGAATTGACAGATGTAATAATAGGTTCCAGGTTTTACTCCATATGTATTCCATGTTACTGTATCAGATTCACTTCCATTTCCAGTTATGGTTCCAGTAGTAACTAGACTTCCAGTGCCAGTAACTTGTGCTGTCTTTATCCAAAAGGATGTCCAGCAGCATTTACATTAAATACAAGGATGGATCCTTCCTGAGCAGTTATGGAAATATCATTACCAGAACTATATCCAGAAAACACATAATCACTAGATCCACTATTAGTTACATCCCAAGTAAATGTACTTCTTCCAGTCTCAGTGATTTGATTTGATTTTGCATAATATTTTATATAATCAACTGCATCAGACTGTTTCATTCTTGGGTATTGTTCTAGTGCAGATGCAAGTATTCCACATACTTGTGGAGATGCCATGCTAGTGCCATCATATTTTCCCAGTTTATATGCAGAATCTCTAGGATCATTTACTGTAGTAATAGATCCACCATAAACTACTCCATTATGAAGACAGGAAATAATATTATCTCCAGGAGAATAAACATTAACTCTTGGACCACAATTACTAAATGTTGCCTTAGATTCATTAACTAGTGCACTTACTGCACCAACGCATATAGCATTTCCTGAAGATGTTACATAATTTCCTCTACTATAATTCATAGTAAATCCAGACCAAGTTATAGTATTATTATAGTCTGCTCCTCCAAGAATATCTATTTTTGTTGAGTCATTTCCAGAAGCTCCAACAAATATGACTCCATCTGCTATGGCATCTTCTATATCTACAATTAAAGCAGGTATCAAAGCTGGAATGTACACATTAGTTGCATCATAATATCTAAGTCCAACTGAATTAAATAATCCATCAGTAAATGATGAAGTATAATTAGTTCCTCTCCAATTGATATTTGTTATGGTTGATCTAGTTACTTGATAAAATGCTGCCCAACTATTATTACAAATTGTAGGGTTTTTTATGCCTAATGCTGGATTTATTGATTTAGTATTATGAAAAGCTCTAATATAATCAAAGATATAAGTGGTCCCTGATGCTAAAGAATTTAAACTTGAAACATAGGGATTTATATTATAAATGTTTACATCTCTTGCCCACCCTTGACTATTTCCAGCTACAGATCCTGCAACATGCATCCCATGATTATTATCAGCAGTTAGTGCTTGATTTGCAACATCAGTGTATGGAGTATACACATAAGTACCATTTGCACCTCCAGTAACTAAAGATGTTAATGAATACCAATTAAATTGGTTAACTCTAGTTCCACCAGTGCCATCTGAATTTTTAGCAAACTCTGGGTGATCTGGATTTATGTGCCCATCAACTAAAATAAAATCTACATTCCTTCCTGAACTAGTTAAATTAATTGTTCCAGATACTTGAGCAGTTCCATTACTTCCCCAATTACTTCTTTGAGATCCTTCTACACATCTCAAAAGAGACCAGTTTTTTTGGTTAGTTCCTGAGCCAGCACTTTTATTCCACTCAGTTGATGTTTGAGTATATACAGGTTTTGTAACTATATCTGTTAATGTAGATGCTGGGCATATGTCAAGAACTCTGTCATCTTCTTTTAATTTTTTTACTTCAGTTTCAGTAAGATTATAATGAGTATTTCTACTAATTGGTCTTCTTAATGAACACTCAACTTCTCTTTCTGGAACAAATTCTGTTCCTCCTGGGGTTTCCATATCATCATAAAATTTCTCCAATTCTTCATGGGAAGATAGAGATACAATATACTCTTTCATTTTAGTTCTCTAATTGAAGTAGAGTTAAAGTAACTGTTATTGCTTGCTGAGAACCACTCTTATTGTAAATTTTTGCATAAATGTTTCCTGATACAGAAACATCATTATTAAATCCTAAAGCTCCTGGACTTATTAATTGAGTAGATGCTCCTGTAGTTATTACTTCAGCAACAACTCCAGATCCTGGTAATGGATCAGTTCCCTCAGTTCTAGTAGAATCTAAATCTCTTGATGTTGTGTCAGTATAAATTGTAACCCATGCAGCGACAGATGTTTGAATTTTTAACAGTAAGTATGATTTAAATCCAGATATTACTACATTAGAAGAAGAATTTGCGTTTAATGTTGAAGTAGTACTTGAAACAGTAGTTCTTGATTGTAAACTACTTCCACCACCTCCACCTCCAGAAGGTCCTTGTGGACCTATTGCACCCACAATCCCCTGGGATCCCTGTGGTCCAACAATACTAGATCCCTGAACACCCTGTGGACCTACTGATCCAGAAGTTCCTTGGGGTCCTCTTAACCCAATAGCACCTTGAGGACCTTGAGCTCCTGCAGCAGCATTTAAAGATGTACCATCTCCAAATGTTGTATAAATTTCACTAAAATTGCTATTAATTTTGGTAGCACCTTGGAATAAACTGTCTCCAGTTCCATCATTAGGTGTAAACCCAGTAGATATTGTTTGCCTAGACATTATGTTGACAGTTTATTTTTATTTAGTTAAACTTCCCCAAATGGGTTTACTTCACTAAAGTCTATTATAGAATCTGCTTCTGATTCTATAACATCTTTATTATCATATGCAGATTGTAATTCATATGTTTGGTATAACCTTAAGAAATATCTTGCACTTGATGCTGTCCCAACAACTACATCTCCAATAGCAAAATCAGTTGCCATACCAGATACTTTTAATTTTTTAGTATCAGAATTCCAATCTTTAACAAAACCTATAGCTCCAGAAATAGATCCAGAAACTTGTTCTCCAAATATAAAGTTTCCAGAGGAAATAGTAGATCCTGTAGATATAGTTATAGTTGGTCTAGTAGTGTATCCAAAACCAGCATTTACTATTCTAATAGTTGAAATTCCACCAGAAGAATTTAAAAATGCTTCTGCAATAGCAGTTGTCCCACCAGATACTGGAGAAGAAAAAGTAACTGATGGTGGTTGCACATATCCAGTTCCTGGATAAGTTACTGTAACTATACCAATACTTCCAGTTGTAGATATGCTAACCCTTGCGCTAGCTCCATATCCACCCCCACCAAATAATGATAATGATGGTGGATTTGATGCTGAATAACCAAGACCTGCATTTTGAATATAAACTTTCTTTAAACTTTTTCCGCCTGTCAGTCCTCTAGATTCTGACATTATTCCAACAGCAGAAGCTCTGATGCCAGAATATGGTTCATCAATTACAAATGTGGGAGATGATGCATATCTATATCCCCCACTAATTACATCTATCTTTTGAACTGCTCCATTAACTAATCCAGTGTATGCAGTTGCAGTAATTCCCAATCCTGCAAGGGTTAATTCTGCTCCATACCCAATGGGTTTCAGCATCTGGTCTACACTTTCAATTCCAGTAGATACTTCATCATCTTCAAATTCATATAGTTCACACTTTAATTCATACACATAATTTTTTTGAAGTTGATAGAATGGTTTTCTATTCTCTACATATTTAATTTCCATTAAACTATCAGAGAGGGGGATATAAATTAAATCCCCTTCATTAGGTCTCAATGGATTTTTTACATTTACTATTGACTTCATTAATTCGCCAACATAAGTATCAAATCTTTCCTTTGATACTATAAGACTCATTTCATCAGTAATTTTAACTCCAAATTTAGACATTAAAATGCTATTAGAATCAAATCCTTCATAACTCATTAAATATGCTTCTATAGGAAAAGCATTTTTGAATTTTGAAAATAAAACATCTCTAATAACCTTTCCCTGCGAAAAGATTTGTCTTGGCATATAATAAACTTCTATACCATACATTTTCAATTGTTCATTTACAAGATCTTGTAATAAACCTTGTTCTGTATTTGTGCCTTGAATGAAAAATGGATTTAACATATTATCCTATTAGATCCAAAGGTGGTTCTTCATACTCTAGCAACATTCTGTCCTTAATATCTTGCAATTCTTTTACTGCATCATCATATATTTGTCTTCCATTAAGCTCTACTCCTCCTGGAAGTTTTACTCCTTGGAACTTAATTAAATTCTGTCCCCATTGCTTTTTAATCAATGAAGTCAAATATTTTTTTAGAAAAGAATCATTCCATACATTGGTAGATTCTGATGGATCTAAAATTCTATAACATTCTATGAGAAGATATTGATCTCCTTTAACAGCATCCCAACTCATATCAATATAAAGTCTGTTCTGCCTTTTATTAAATCTCAACTGTCTTTGTGGATTAATAATCCAATCCATATCTTCAAGATATCTTTTAGTTATATAATAGTTCACCATTTCAGTTGAACTAAACCAATAGATGTCATTTAAAAATAATTGATAATTTACATTAAAAAGATTAGATGCAATTGTTCTATTATCTATTTTAAATACTTTTTCTATACCAATTACAGAATCTGGAACTGGTATATAATTACTATTTTCTTCCCAACCAAAAGACCCTATTCCAGTAGTAACAGTAGTAGTTACTATTCCTGTATTAAAATTTCCACCTTTTGATCTCCCTCTCTGTATATCGTTTTCTGTCAGTTTATACTTAAGAAACATTTTTTGAACGCCATCAAAATGCCTTTCTTGAAAATACTGAAGGGCTTCATCTACTCTATCATCTAATTGTTCTTCGGCAACATTTATTTCAAGAACTGGGGCACCAAGTTGCCTTAGGCAATAATCAATCAATTGTTGTCTTGATGCTGGTTTTGCCATTATTCCAATACTTTTCTAACTATTTAGATCTGGGAAAGCATTAGCAATTGAAACTAAAGATTCTTGCTGTTTCAAATATAGTTTAACATAACATTTGCAAATATTCCTCATTAAATCTATATTAGTGCAAGTATCAAGTTCTCTTGAAATTTTTTCAAACTCAAATAATTTATTAATGCTTTCAAGTTTTAATTCTTCATGATCCATTAACTAAATCCTTCAATAAACATTTTATTTCATTAATAGAAGATTTTAATTCAAATAACTCAGACTCAAGGTTGTCTATTCTATTTTTCTCTGAGATCTTTCTATTTTTCAACATAGTATAATGTCCAGATGAAATAGAATCTGTATTAACAATTGCATTAGTAGAAAGATCTCTTAATAAATTTGGATGCCCTTCAACTTTTGCATATTTTATGTTTTCATTTATCATTTTAATGCAATTGCTCTCAAATCTTTGATTATTGGAGCAGTTGCTTGTGATGTACTACTTCCAACAATTTTAATTTGGAATCCAGTAAATGTTGGAAGATTATCTTCAGTGAATGAATAATCTCTATATTCTCCCAATCTACTTGATGGAACATTTGAATCAGGTCTTCCATCATTATTATCTTCATCTATAACTATTCCATTTACATCTAGATTTAGATATCCTGGGAATAATTGCCACACTTGATCTTCATCTGCAACATCATTTCTGAAGATTTTATATAGAACTCTGAAGTCTGAATTAGAATCTCTTATTGCAGCACAAAGAACTTTTAATGAATTTGCACTTTCCTGAAGGTCTATTCTAGTTGACACATGAACAAATGCATGAGGATCATCTAAATTAGAATTTACTCTAGAATCTGTTGAGTATGAGCTAATGCCTACTGGTTGATTAATTCTATTAATTTCAGTAGATACATAAGTCTGCTCTAAATCAATTAATGGGGATAGTTTAGTATCTTGAGTGCTTAAAGTTAATTCTAAAGTAAATGATTTTGATCCAGGGAATTCAGTAGGATTGATAAAATCAGTTTCATTTTCCTTTGATGCAACCATTCTAACTGTTGGGAACACAGTAGTTTCATTCACATCAATATCTTCAAATCCTTGATCAACATAAGACGCCTCTTGCCCATCAACACTAGAAGATGAAATAGTTCTAATTCTTCCAGAAACAGAAGTCTTATTAAATGAAGTTGTGAAAACTTCATTAATTGAAAGAGTGTTAAACTGTTGATTCTTTGAGGCATATACATCAGAACCTCCTCCAGATTTTATATCAGTAAATGTGCTTCCTGCAGAAACTTGAACATAATAACTATCTAATGTTGGTTTAGGAGAAGAAACTATTGTATGTGTTGTATTGATCTTAGTTAATGGAACACCATTAAATTCATACTTATATACTAATGAATTTATTTCATGTGGTAAACTTATACTGCTAAATTGAGATCTAGTAATATTAAGTAGTTGATTAGTTGTAACTGCCTCATATCTAATAATCTCATCGTCAATTTTTATGTATCCTGGATTTGTGGCATTAACTAGAGATCCATTATATGTTCCATATATTGATGTATTTCCTATACTAATTGCTCCAGTATCAGTAATTCCATAACCAACTGTTAATTTTTCAGGAAGAGTATCACTTTGTACCCCTATAATTTCAACTTTACTTCCTACTGCATGTAAACCATGATTTGGATGGAATACTAACACATATCTTCCAGTATTAACAGGAGATTCTCCTAAAGTTGAAATTGCAACTATAGGATTATTTTGAAGATTTCTTTCTTGAGATCTTGTTGATATTTTTGCATTATAGAACCTTGCAGTTGCAGAATTTAAAATAAACTCTGCTCTCTTTAATGTAAATTTAAGATCATCTTCTGGACTTGGAACCCATGTTGCACCATTTTGAGACTTGAATAAAGTTCCCATAGATGGTTGCTTATTGATAATAATTTTACCAAGTTCATTTTGATTAGTAGTGCTAATTTCAACTTCCCCTATTCTAGAATGCCATACTGTGTAAGCATCAGAATCTGATAGCAATACTATTGCATATTCTTTACCACCTTCAAGTCTTATCAAGGTGTCAAAAGTAAATGTAGTTGATGTTAATCCATTAGTACTAGTATTAACTTGATTTGGTAATAATACTTTTTCTAATCCTCCTAAACCTCCTACTATACTGTTTGATCCCCCTGGATACCCATTTACAGTTTCTCTTATTTGTAAAGTTACTGGAACAGAGGAATCTTTTTGTGCAAAGAATACATCTACAGAAGTAGGTATGATTCCATTTTCATCATCAACCACAAAAGTTTGAGCAAGTGGATCATAGAAAATGTTTCTAACAGTTGTAATTAAAGTTCCTGCAGTAAAATAAGAAGTTTCTGCTGAACTTGATGATTCTCCTGGAATTCCTAATATTGGTTGGGATATTTTAGCTGTAACTGATCCACTTGTCAGTGCATTTGGAGGAATCCAAATTGACCCCTGAACAGTTCCATTATCGTCAGTAATTAATCTATTATCTGCTACTATAGCTGTTGCTTTACTTGTTAGTCCATATATTCTAGAACCTTTTTTAATATTTCCCCAATATTGAGATGGGAAAGGTTGTGATAAGGTTTCTATATCTATGTTTAGGAAAGATGATTGGGGTCCATATAATGTAGAAATTCCTACAGTTGGGGAATATGGATTAATTACATACTTTGTGGAAGGATTATCTATTGGACCTTGTTTGTGATTTGGTGCGCATAATCTAGAAACACAAGTATCAACTCCATTGGTAATGTAAATTGTTTCACCAACTTGGAAAGATCCAGAAACACTAGTTATTTCTATCAATTTTGGAAATACTGAAGTAGATCCTTCTGAAAAATTTAATCCCCCAAATACAAAATTAAATCTAGTTGTTGGCTTTAATCTAGTGGCAGTGAACTTAATGTTCCTTGATCTCATATATGGAATGCTAGTATAAAGAACTGCAGCTACTTCAACCTGCCCACGTCTACCAAAATTTGGAATCCAGTTATCTTGATTTACATAAACTTGCCAGTGATCATATGCTGGATTTAATTTAAGATTTCCAATCCAAGTAGTAATGTTGTATGGGTTCACACTGACAACTCTACTTGCAAAAGGTTGCTCAAAATATTTTACTTCATTGTAATTTAATGATAATATAGTTCCAGTTCTTTTGATATTATTTGATGGAGTATCATTTATATTAATAGTTTCTATAGAATACTCACTGTCAGTTGACAATAGTGATAGATCTATTCTATTTCCTTCTTTTTGTGGTTTTAAAGTTTCATTAGAAATATCTGCACTATAAGAAGGATCTTGAGTATCTGATGCTGAATAATCTCTAAAACTATCTACAAAAAATCCAGATTTAAATCTGTTGAGTCCATTTTCATCCTCAATTAATAAATTTTGAGTAGATGTTTCTAGTAAAGACAGTGTGGTATAGAACTCTAGTCCAGTAACTCTATTTTCAATGTCTCTTAAATCAGACATTGTATATCTCTTATTATCTTTAAGAACAACTACAACCTCATTCCCAGAATTTATATCATAAACATAAGGAGAACTAATTATAGTAGCTACTTCTAAAGTTTCCAATGAAACTGATGGTGCAATTGGAGTCTCACTTGGATCCCCAAAAACAATATTAAAGTTACCTTCTCTATCTAAAATTAATTTGTCAGTTCTTGGTAAGTAGAAATCATAATCAAAGATAATACTTTCTCCAGATGCCAGTATTTGGGATGAATTATTGCCACTAGAATTAAATGACCTTGATGTAAAATCAAAAGGACTTAACTTTGTTTCAATAGCATAACTACCAACTCTAGGTCTGATGTCTATAGTATCAGTATTTCTTATACCATCATATGTTGGAATAGACTTTCCATAAATGAAGTTTGGATAACTATTGACTGAAATTAAATCTCCAGAATCACTAGGTTCAAAACTAAAGTAATCAAAATAAACTTTCAATCTTCCAAAAGGTTCTTTTGCAGATAGTTTTCTTACTATTCTAGAATAATCATAATATTGCTTCCTTTGTCCATTATCTAAAGTAAATTCATCTAGTATATTTTTGTCTCCATATTCAACCACTCCAACAACTGCACTAACTCCACTTTCTTTAAATCTTACTGTTTCAGATACTTGAAATGTTTGTTGAGTTTTATAAATTAAATAAATTTGAGTTGATCCTCTTTGCTCTGCATATACTGCTACCGCTCCACTGGTTTCTCCTACAACTAATTCACCTAATATTAAATCAGTGGTTGTGCTACTTGGACTTTCAATTCCAGTTAAAGCTATCCAAGGTACAGTTGGTGCTGAAGTATTAGATGATTCATATACTGCTTGAATTTGAATTACATCTGGAGCATTTAAACTAATTTGAGTGTCTTCTACTCTTACTCCATA